TTTGAGCAAAGGTTCCGCATCTAAATCTAACGCGGCTTCTAGGAGCATAGCATATTTTGTATTTAGTGAACGCTTTGCATTCAGAATTTCATTTAATACAGTATAAGACACACCCATCTCTTTAGCAAGTTTCTTTTGAGAAATACCCCTAAATTCAATTTCATCTTTTAATACTTCTCCCGGGTGTGTCGGTTCAAAAGGAATTAAGTTATTAGCTATCATTTTAGGGTCTACGCCATCTATTTTAATCATAACTTTCTATTTATAATGGTTAGACAATTCAATTATATTACAGATGGTAGTCACTACTTCACCTTGCACCTCTGTGGTTGTAAATTCAATACGATATTGATTGTTTACTCTAACAGAGCAAAAGTCCTTTTTGTCCCCTGATAATTTTTCAAAACTCAGCCCATTGTATTTACAAAGTGAAGTTACATCAGGGACACTGATTATTATATCTATACAACGTTTATATCTACGTACGATATCAGGTTGAAAACGATGCTTTTTATCATTCGCCTTTCCAAACTCATACAATTCTTTCAGATACTCTTTATCAAACGTTACTACCATCTCATTTGTTTCTTTAATGCAAAGATAGCATTTTAATTTTATTCATTCGCATTTTTGCGAATAATTTTCTTTAAAAAAATTAGCGACAACTCCAAAGAATCACCACTAACTATTCTATTTTTCTTATCACAAAATTGTGAACTACCGCTAAAGTAAAGATTTAGGGGGCTTCAAATACGATTTTCAATAAGCCAAGAATGCTGGAAAGTCATGCAAATTTGGCATAAAGTCTGATTGGGAGCTTTCATAGAGCTATATTTCCCATTAAGTGCATTTCTTTTTAAGTATTTCAACACATTCTTTATCCCATCATCGAAACCCTGTTTATAGCCTTTAGTATATTCCCCTATAGTATATACCGCCATTGACAGAAAAAATAGAAGGATACCTACAGGCTTATGCCAACCGGGCAACGAGATGGAAAACGGTTTAAATGTAATTGTTAGATCTCCGACCCATAATAGGGCGATAATACATATGATTGTAAATATAATTGTTTTCATAATCAATATTTTTTTCCGTTCAACTTAGGTCTTAGTTCATTGTATCTCATCTTCTGCTCCACATGCCATATAAGGTCTATGTTCATATGCTTGGCAAGCCCGATGATTGATAATAACATATGACCTATCTGACTTTCAAAAGAATAATTATATTCATAAAAATAACGAATTGGCAATGTGGATATGGCGTATATGCTTTCCGTGAATGTTTCCCCGTTGCAGCTTTCCGTTGCCTCGTATATCATTTCCTCTGTAAAACCATTAATGTCTATCTTACGAAGCCCACACAAGTCAAACAGGCGTATGCATGCATCAGCAAGCTCGTCCCCCACACAGTCTTTGATATATTTTTCAAAACTATACTTGAAATCGGCATTGTAATGCGGCTCTTCATTCTCATAGGAAGACTTGAAAGATTCTCTGTCGGCACGTTTCCCTTTCCGATCCGCTTCTACCGCTTCCATAAGCTCTCCAACGATAAGGCAAAGGCAGTGTTCGTTACTCAATTCTTTATCATGGAAACCGTGCTCACAGGCGGTCTTATAAGCACGATCCCGTAGTTCGTTCAAATTAATATTGCTCATTCCCTTATTCCTAATTTAATTTCTTCATCCTTGATTATTTTCCCAATCTTGTCAGCTTCCTCATACCGTTCCTCTTTTATCAACAGTCTTTGCAATTCCGAAAGCTGGTTAATGTAAACAATATCGTTACGATCTGACACATGGCGGACATATCTTTCTATATCATCCAGCTTATTCTCCATGCGTATATGCCACTTGCTTACCAAAATTAAAGTAAATGCAAGAGCACAAACATTTAATGAGGCAAGGATGAATTTAAATATTGATTCTGCTATTTCCATAATCATATAAGTTTTAATGCTTCTTGTATTCCAGCTTCCAGTGCTTCCTCGTAGATATTATAACGGACAATAGGTCTGTCAGACAATCCTATCAAGTCATGCCTCGGAATTGTCAGTATATCATACGTCCAATAGTTTTCATACATATAGGATATTTCGATATGCAGGTTCTTGGTTTCACGTAGCCACTTTTGTGCAACGGATTGAGTAGGATGGGAACATACTTTTATTGGTAACTCGCTATTTGTTCTATTAGTACCATATTGTCTACCATCTTCAATATTCATAGCAATCATACATGGTTCATTAAACCCTTTCTCTTTCAGCATCTTTGCTGTTTCTAATGTTACGAGTTCTTCGGTCATAGTTGTTCCTCCTTTGTTTTAAAGTGTTCAATCAGTTCGTCTACGGTAGCCTTGTGAACGGTATCTATATTAACATCAATATCATTGTAAACCCAATAGGTAGAGAACTTGATTGCAGGACACAGAATCCACTTATCCCCATCGGTAAACCATTGAAACTTGTCTATATCATCCCTTAATGCAGCGATAGCCAGGAAAAGTTCTTCGTTCGCTCCGCAATCAACAAGGACATCTCTTTCTTTAAGAGCATTTATATCATCATCGTACCATGAATAAACCGAAATAATTCCAAATATACAAGTAAATAGATTATGCCAACCTAAATATGGATTACAATAATAGCCAAGTTCTTTTAATCTATTTCTAATATTATCAGTATTTTTGCGTATAAAGCACGGTGTTGTAAATCCCATAGTTATTCCTCCTTTTCAACTTTAACATATCCGTTTTCAATACACCAACACAGCATTTCGTAAGCTGCATCAATGAGTTCTTTACTTTCTGTAATATTTATCATAGACCTAGTATAAGATTCCATATACAAGCACGTATAGCTATCTGCAAGTTTTTGGATGGTCAGCACTTGATTGCCGACGAAGCAAGGCAGCTTATCGAGAATATCCTGCAAGGTGTAGATATGGTATAATCCAAGTTCTTGTAAATGCTTCATTTGCTTGAATGACAATACCTGTTTCATTTCTTTTCCTCCTCTATCTTAATATCCGTTACTTTACCACGATTGACAAAACACTGACCTATTCCCAAATCTAGTATGGCACAATAGTTATCATCTAAAATATTACAGCATTCCCGGGATAAGGAACACTCATTACAAAATCCTTCTGATGATTCATGCAGCACTCCATCAATTATTATTCCGTTATTTACTTTCATATATTCAATCTCCTTTATCTTTAATTCTTTCCAGTACATCCCTGTTGGCTTCGAGTATATCATCGAAAGACGGGATGGGCATCCATGCTACTGGTTCCCATAACGAAGGTATGCTACTCATTGAAGAATAAATCGGATTACTTTTGTATATATCATGAATATAACCATCCATACAGAACCATACTCCATTACAGTATGTACCATTAAATATTGCGCCATGCTCACACATAATAATGATATTCTCATTTTCTTCCGGCANCCGTTCATTAACGCTAATCCACGGTGATTGCTTCGACTGCCACTCTGCACCAGAAATAAAGTCAACAATGCAGTACGGTTCACAATGACGCTGCCTGTTTCTGCAATCATTGGAATATTTTTTTGCCGCTTCTTCTACTGTATGTTTCATAACTGTTCCAATTAAAATGGTAAATCACTTCCACCAGGTCTGCAATCCTCAATTTTGTATTGAGTATCTTCAACTGATTTTATAGTACACAAAACGTATGCTTTCTTTTTTAAAAGAGTTGCAAGCCTTTTCGCTTCTTTTTCCGCACTATCCAAGCTCTCATGTTTGCAAGCTGGGGTAGCACACCCTTCCACAAACACCATGTAAAATGTATTCATATTTATCTTGTATTAGTCATTAAATCTCATAATAGATCTATTAATAATGTCTTCATCTCCCTCGTCATAATGTTCACCACAGGAAAATTCTTCATAGCCCTTTTCTTCTATCTTCCAACGAGGATCAGACACCCCATTAAAATCTGAATCAGAGTGGATCTCACCAAGTCTTTTAAATTCTCTGTTAAGTTCTTTGTCTTTTATATCAACAATCACAGAGACCTCTTTTTGTAGGATATATGTAACCTTATACTTCATTTCTTATATCGTTATTAGTTAATTGGCAGTTTCATAAAACACATCCACATAGTCTTTCCATGTCTTCCAGTAGTATGGCCGAAGAGTGGTTGCCGATTGATGGCACTCAATACTTCCCTAACTGTTATCTGATCCTCATTCCATTTGAAAATCAGAACTCCGTAGTCATCCAGAACACGAAAGCATTCATCAATTCCCTTTTTTATCACCCTTGGCCAATCTTCAGTAAGTTTACCATACTTCTTGGCTAACCAACTATTTTTGCCAACCTTTAGCAAATGGGGTGGATCAAACACTACCAGTTTAAAGGATTTATCCAAAAACGGCATATCGGTAAAGTCCGATACGATGTCTGGGTGGACTTTCAGATTTCGCCCATCACAAAGAATGTATTCTTCGTCCCTAATGTCAGCAAACAAAGCCAAAGGGTTTTCTTTGTCAAACCAAAACATCCTACTGCCACAACAGGCATCTAATATAAGTTTTCCATTTTCCATTAAGCTATTTCTTTTGATTTCTTCAATCTCAACTTTCTCAATACTTTGCAAAGTGCTTCAGTATTTTTTCTCGCTTGTGTAACCTCCACCGCATTCCCGATAAATTTCTTTTGGTCAGCTTGTGTGCCTATTAAAACATAATCTTCAGGGAATCCCATAATCTTTTTGAGTTCCGGAATGCGAAGCATCCGCATTTTAATATCCACTATGCCATACAGTGCCATGAACTCCTTTATCTTCACGGTCATAGGACTATCATTGTCGTAGATTTCAATCGCTACCTGACCGCTTTCTGTTGCTACCAGATAGGGCGGCATCTTATCCATGCGGGCTATTAATGTGAAGCAGGGGCTATCAACAGAGCCGCCAGCACTGTTGAACTGTGGATTCATCAGATAGTGCCATTTCCTGTTTGCGGTAATGGTCTGGGAGGGTTCCTCTATACTGCTACCTACATTTGAGAATGCAGTATTCATTATCCACGGCTGGCATGTTACCAAGTTTTGTTTCGGTGTTGTGGTAACAGCGGGGCATGGCGAGTTTATATCAGACACCTGACCACCTCCAGAATATTGATTCATAAAAAATGGAGATACAAGGGAAAGTCTGTCTTTAGTCAGAAGTGTAGGACAAGGCTGATTAATATCCTTTCCTGTATCCTTAAAGTTATAAGAACACATAAATCGGCTTTCAATTAAAGCCATCCTGTCCTTCGTTGTGACCGTTGGAGCTGGAAGGTCTACCGAATGATTATGTCCATTTCCATAATAAGCAGAGACAAAAACATGGTGGTCTTTGCAGGTGATTGCACCTGCCGGTTCTTCTACGGACACATTCTTGCTTTCGGGATGTCCGCTGAACTGTTTGGAGAGGAAACTTACCTGTACCTTTGCAAAGCGGTTTTCAGTAGTCAACACTCCGCATGGTTCATCAACTGATTTGCATGTGTCTTGAGGGCGAACCGTATTGTAACGGGAAAGGAAAGCATCCTTTCCTCCGGCTACAAACTTGATAAGTCCAGCATAGATACGTTCAAGCGTTTTCTCTGCAAGAGGCTTTTCCCTGAAGATGGTAGTTCCTTCATCAGAGAAATCAAGCACATCTTTTACCGGCTTCCACTTCTCCAGCCGCGAGAACATATCTTGCCTACCACCTTTACAGTGGGTCGGTTCTGGGAATACTATCGGCAAGTTCTTTTTAGCAAAGATGCCGAAGAAGCGTTTTCTTGTGGTGTAGGCACCGAAGTCGGCAGCATTTAAGATGCGGTGCTCAAAGTTGTAACCGTACTTCTTGACATTGCGCACCCACTTTTGATAAAGCCGGCCTTTGTCCATGCTGATAGGTTTCCCATTCTCATCCATATCTCCCCATGACATAAACTCTTCTACATTTTCAATCTGAATGTAGTCAGGGTCTATAACATCAATATAACGGAAGAGATGTTCTGCCAACGTTCGGCTGTCGGCATCTCTCGGCTGACCGCCTTTGGCTTTCGAGAAGTTGGTACACTCCAAAGAAGCATGAAGCATTATCATGGCATCAGGGTATAGCTGACGGATACGTTCTACAATAGTGCTTATCGGGGAAAGTTCCAGTGTACGGATATCCTCAATAAAGTGAAGTGCATCAGGGATATTGGCATCATGTGAAAGGATGGCATTCTTGTCATGGTTCACACAGCAAACAACCTTTCCACATCTATTTCCATCCAATCGTGCTTCTTCCACACCTTCGGACAAACCGCCGGCGCCACAAAAGAGATCAATAACAAATAGTTCTATATCGGACAGACCTTCAATGGATTTTAAGATATTTTTCTGCGATTTCATAATTTCTCCTTTTTAAACAGGTGGCTGAACGCATTATCCAAATCCAAGTCTAGATTCAGTTTGGACGGGAAAGATTTAATGTATTCGTACATCTTATAAGCGAGGTTGTCATCATCACCGCATCTGTCAATCAGTGTGAGCAACATGGCGTTCACCATGTCAGAATCATTGCCGAAGTTTTCCTGAGTGGATTCGCTGCAATGATTCACATCACTTTTCAATCTCTTTATTGCGGCTATGGCTGTGTTGAAGTTTCTTTTTGAATCGTGCCGCAATTCAAAGCCTTCTTTCTTATATTGCTGCTGCATTTCTAGAAGGTTGGTTTCTAAAACGTCCGTGAGGACAAATACGATGTTGGTTATCGTATTCAGTTTGTCTGTTCCTTGCATAATCGTGTATTCTTATTTCTAATTTGAATAAATCCCCTTCGTTCTGTTTCTTCTAACAGTGAAAAGTCTTCATCCTTGATTTCACATTCTGTTTCGTAGTTCACGGAAGTATAACTTGGGATATTGAACTTTTTCCGGATTCTTACGATAACATCCGGATTTCTTGTTACCCAGTAAACGGTTATTCTCATGGTGGCATCAACATTTTCTTGGCTTCTTTATCTCCGGCATCAGCACGCCGCTTGATCTCAAGGTATTCGGAATAAGAGATTCTGTTATTTCCACGCTCCTCTATCTCTTTTTCACGTTGGTTTCTGTATCGTTCACGCTCTTTCCGTTCAATATCTTTTCGACGTTCAGAAACGTAGTCCAGCATCGCACTTGTTATTTTCAATGGATCTATTGAACCGTAGAACCGCCCATACTTCCCTGACTTAAACCGTGCTATGAAAAAACAGATTTCAGCGGCATTTATATAATAATACTCCGAAAGGAATATCTCCGATAGTTCAGAAAGTTGCTCTTTCGCTATCTTGGTTGAAACTTCTGCAAAGTCATTCAATGAGCCAAATTGTATCTTTAGCCATTCTATCGGTGTTTCATCCCCATAAGTAGAAGACAATAGCCCTAAACTCGGAATGCTGTCATTCAACGCCAGTTCTGAATGGGTTGCATTACATCTGACAAGTTTGAACTGCAAATCAGGGTTGTAATCAAGAATGAATTGTGCAGGATCGGGATATTTATTCAATAACGCCCTCTGCTTCAAGTTCCTTTCTCTTTTTTGCGGCAGCTTCTCTAACGGTTGTAGCGACTGCAAGAACTGAATCACGTTTTCGCTGCTCGCTATCCTGTTGATTTTTACTAAGTCTTGTCCCATTATAGTTTCCTTCCAATATTTTAGTAAAGTTTGCTTGTTTGAAAATCCAATCAAAGTCGCATTTCCAATTGCGGTCATTAGCTCCAAGTAGGAACGGGGATTGAAGAATGAGATTGAAAACACTCCTCACTGACTCTTTCCCATATTGGGCTATCCGGGCTTTTACAGCCTTTTTTCTCACATCAGTCATTGATCTTATCTGCTGGAGTCTGTCTTTGAATGTGGTATTATAGTATTCCATCAATCCGCTGTAATCAATCTTTTCAGAGGGGGAGGGCGAAGAAAGCTTGTCTTTCTTTGATACTCCGTCAGGAGTATTTTCTTTCTTTTGATGTAGAGATATATCTATATACTCTCTTTCTTCTTTCTTTGTATT